GTGGTGTTTGGACCGGAGCAGGGATATTTATCGGTGGCAGGGAAACAGAACCCCCACCCTGAATGCCCTTGAGCAAGTTGTTGAACCTATTTAGCTCACCAGCCGATTCTCTAATCTCGCCCTTGATGCGGTCAAGGTTCATGTTGTTAAAGCGGTTTAGCTCTCCGACTGTGGTGCGGATTGCATATTCGGTTCTAGCAAGTTCAGCTCTAACCATCGCTACGCCGTTGATTGCTAGGTCTCGGTTTGCAGCGGTAGAGCTTTCTAGTGCGTATTCATACTGACCGAGCAGTCTTCTAAGGCTCTCGACCTGAACTGCATTGTCAGCCTGTGCTTTGGTCATGCCCTCGGTGTTGACCTTTGATCCGTAAACCTGCTGTGAGTAGTCAGCCAAACTTGAGGTCAGGAGAACTGCGCCTGTGACCATAGCTGCGAACGGCAAAAGTCTGAGGGCTGCGCTGAAGGCTGTTGTCGTTGCCGTTGTTGTTACGACCTGCTTCTGTAGCAACACCATCGCTGCCTGAAACAGTCCAGTTGCAATTGTGACGGCCTTGTAGGTTACGACTAGGGCAGCGATTACTGAGGTGAATAGGACTATCGCATCTTTGTTCTGCACCACCCAACCGATGAAGTCAATGAGAGCTTTGATGCTGTCAATGATTGCGATGGTCAAATCTCTTAGGGTCTGTGTTCCCTCTGGGGAAGCGAGCCAGCGAGTGAAGTCTTGGATTGCAGGCAGGACTTCGGTGCGGAAGATGTCTGCGATTTCAGCAGCAGCAGGAGCGAGAGCCTTTTCTAGCTCTGGCGTGATTTTGATTAGTTCGTTTGAGAACTCTTGGAACACAGGCAGAAGAGCAGCACCAACAGCCTCAGAGATGTTGTCAAAGGCCAGCTTCATCTTGTCTGATGCTTTAGCTGTTGCAGCAGCAGTTCCACCGACCTGAGTTTCAATGGCAGAGAGAATCATGTTCTGAGCTTCGAGAACCTGTCCCGACTCGACCATGACCTTTATCTTGTTTCTTTCCTCCTGCGTGAAAGTCACGCCCGACCTAGTTAGGGCTGTGAGGCCTTTGATGGGGTCTTGCAGGGCTTTTCCGAGCTGAGTTGCGTTAGTCTCTGCCGAGCCAAATCCAGCGGCCGCTAGGTCGATTGCAGCCATCGTTGCCCGGTCAAACGCTCCGCCCGTTTCGTCTGCGCTTTGAGCTAGGTTCTTGAAGGTTAGGAGTTTCGCCTGCGCTTGCTTGATGACCTCAGCGTCAACAGCTAGGGATAGTTCGTTAGCCTCTGCAAACTCGATGATTCTCTGAGTAACCGCAGATGTTTGCGATCCAAACAGGTTCATTGACTTAGCAACCTGCTCAAGTCGGTTGTTAGCCTGTGCAACATTCTCGGCAGCAGCGATTGAGTCTGAGCCGAACTTAATTAGTGCTGTGGCAGCAGCAGCGGTAGCAGCGGCAACGGCAGCGAATGCAACACCAACGCCCTTGCCGAAAGATTGAAACTCATTGAGGGCAGACTTGACACCCTTGTCATCCCAGACAGATTTGAGGACTACATTTACTGCCATTTAGCTAAACTTCCTATTCGCAATCCGATAGTAATTCTGAATGATGCTGTCAATTCTTTTCTCAAAGTCAGGCAAGTCTTTCTCAACAGCAGGCCAAGCAATACGAGATGCGCCTCTCTTGATGATTCCCGATGCACCATTCAATTTGGCAATGAAGGCTCTTCCTGCTTCGGCTGGAGTTCTGCGAGCATAGGAAACCAAGTCACCTGACGCTGTGCGCCTGACAACTGGGGTGAGACCGCTGTTTCTTTTACCCTTACCAACACTTCTGCCAGACCTGCCAGCCATGTCCATAATGTTGACCGCCGCTGAATTTAGGCGAACGCTCACGAGTGTGGTGTTTAGGCTCTTGCCACCTGCCTGTGTTCTAAAGCGGACAGTTGTTGAGTCGGGAGCTTTTGATCCGTTGTTCCATGAGGTTGCCCCATAGTGGTCAATCATTCCGCTCAGCGGTTGGACATTGCGGATTGCACTCTTAATTGGCTTTTCTGCCTCTCGACCAACCACCTTGATTTCTCGGACAAATTGAGTCCGTAGCCCCGGCTCAATCTCACGCAGGTTCTTTTGAAGGGTGCGGATGTCCTTGACCGAGTAACTAGGCTTTTGTGTGCCAAGTATGGGGATTTGAAACTCTAAGCGCATTGGACCACCTTTAGCCACAATTCTACCTTGTTACCAAACTGTTATCTTTTGACCCTGCCTAAATCCTTGACTATCCCCTAACCTTGACCTAGCTCAAAGAAAGGAAAGAAATGAGCATTGTTTACAGATACAAAGACACATGGGCAATCAGACTTCCATTTGGGAAGGGATTGTTTTTTCAGTATGACGGACTTGACTCTTACGGAAGTTTGAGGTCTTGGGATTGGACCAAGTATGACTTCCTAGATGTCGCAGGGTTTGAGTTTAGCCAGTATTACTTTGGTGATGACATAGAGTTTTATAGGGGGAGCAAGTGGGCCAAGTAAAGGAATATCTAACCGAAAACATTGAGTCAGTCCTTGCTCGTAATGTGATTCAGATGTATGGCGATCGGATCAACATTGACTTTGAGATTATGGAAACAATGACTCATCTGCTGTCTGGAGACAATCAGGCACTACATGACAAAGAGCATGAGTATTTCACCACCCTAAACATTGACACAGCAGATTTTCTAACTGACTGGCTTCATGCGATGACTGCTGCGATTGCAGTCTTTACGGGTGAGGCAACGACAGAAGATGGTTTAGTTGGCAATAGTTTTGATTGGATGGCCTATCACTTCAACAACAGTCCTCGCCGAACTGTCAGAGCTATGCAGGACATGGGCTTGAACGATAGAGCGGTGCAAGGCATTATCTATCTACTGACTGGCAGATTACTAGAAGCTAATGAGGCTTTGAACATTGTTAGGTTTGAATACCTGAAGAACGCCAATCACCCGACTGTTATGTCTAGGGTTGTCTCCTAGCCAAAAGCAAAGCCCCTCCCGGTTGGGAGGGGTTTCGCTATTTCTTGCTAAGTTCTTGCGCTCTCCAGATCAGGAAGCGGCCCATTGTCCAAAGCATTCTCTCGTCAAGTTTTAGTAACTCAAGCGGGCTGATTTTGAACTCATAGGCAATGTTTACTAAATACCAATGAGCCGAGCTATCGCCAAGCCCCTCTATGCTTTTGGGTCAACTGCTCCGATTGAAGCAACTGTTTCAACCCAAGCGTCAAAGCCTAGAGCTGTTTGCTTCTCTCTGGTTAGAGCTGACCAAGCGAGCCAGAGCAGGTGGGTAACCTTACCTTCCTGCCCTAGCTTCGCAATGCTGATGTTCTGCTCGGACTCAAACTTAACCATGTCAGCCATGATTATCTTGACATCCTTTTTGGTCTCGTCATTGAACTCGACCTGTAGCTGCATCCTCATCTTGGTCTCCTTTCTTATTTAGTTATCTAGGCTGATGTTCCTCTAGTGACTGCACCAGTGATGGTCCAAGTCAGGTTCTGAACTGCTAGGTCTCCAACAGCACCAGAAACAGGAGCAACATTGTCAACTAGGACAGTGAACTCATACTTTGGAGTAGAAGTTCCGGTTGGTGTTCCAGCAGGGTTGATGGTGACTGTTGCAATGGTGTTGAACAGGTTGTAAAGAACGCTGTCCAAAGCCGTTGAAGCGTAGTCGTTGTGCATTGACAGGGTTACTGAGCCAGACTTGAGTCCACCCTTGTATTCACGCCAGCCAGAGCTGCCGAAAGAAGTGGTCTCAATGGCATCGGAAGTGGTGGTTAGTTCAACAGAGTTTACATTCTGCGAAATCGCAGTTCCGTTGAGCTGGACAACAACATCCGTCAGGATTTGCTTTGCCATTTATTTTCTCCTAATTAGTTAGCTAACACACGAACATTGAACTCGGCTGCCAGATAAGTAACATCTGAAATCAGCACAGATCCGTAGTTCGTCATTTCGGTCACTATGCAGTCAAAGGCCTTTCCGCCTAGTGTCCTATCCGATTCTACCGCAAGCGAAACGGATGAGTCTCCGGTGCTTGAGCAGTAGGCATCGAGATTTCTTTGAGCAGTTCTTTCATCTACCCTGCCAACAACTACCTGAACGGCAAAGTTGTATTCGGTCATTCCTCGCTTGAAGTCTTGGTGATACTGCACTCTTGCAAGTTGCACGATTGCAATTGGAGGTGATGGGTTGTCGGGGATGGTTGCGGAAACTCTTAGCCCCGGAATGGTTGCTAGGTTCGTAGCAAGGCCATCACGCAGCTCTGTGATTGAGGCCACTATGCCATCCTGATTTTGCGGTATGGGTCAACTAGGTGCTGGACATCTGGGTCGAGTCTGAAGCCGACACGCATCGAGCCAAGCTCTCCGCTGATAATTCCTAGAGGCGAGTCAAGTCGCTTGAAGATTCTTGACGCAAGAATGACAGTTGCCTGAGTGATTGCGATTGGAACTGCGGTCCAACCCCAAGTGCCGACAATCTGGACTGTGGCTTCGCCGTTGCGGTATGGGAACAGGTAGTCCTCAACTGCTCTGATCTGGTAGTAAGAAGTTGTCACTCCACCTGCTCGACCATTCAAAGGCTCGGCTTGCCAGTCTTTCGCTGCCCAAGTGGTGTCAAAAGTCTCGCCGTCTTCGGAAGTCTTGACGGAAGTCAGGGTAATGAAGTCCTCGGTCTCGCAAACATAGTTGTCAACAGGTGCAAAGATTTTGGTCGCTGTGCCTGCGTTGTAAAAGTAACGCTCGGTGTAAGAGTCAATCTGGCGTGAGGCTGATTCGATTGCCATCTCCAATAGCGGATCGTCAATGCCGTCAGCTATTCCTAGTGCTGCCTTGAGCTGTAAAAGTGTGCAATATCCATTGGTGACGGCCATTATTCCTCCGCCTCTATTCTACCGACATTGTTCTGATCATCTCCGAAATCATCGGCCCTCTGAGGTAGCGGCTATTGCGCCAGAGCAGTCGGTTGGTGTAGCTGAACTTGGTAGCAAGTCTGCGGTCAATCATGTTGGTTATGGTTGGTATCACTTCGATATCATCTCTGCCTAGTCGCTTGGCAATCATCTTCACTAGGTCGTATTTAGAAACCCAGTCATCGGGGACTAGGTGCTGAGTTCCAGCCAATAGGTAATTCTGTTTTATTATCCCTGCGACCACCCTTGCAAACGCCTCGGTTGTCACGCCGTTCCAGTAGTGATTGACAAAGCCGTTTATCCTTGCGCCTTCGGGTTGGTTCTTCACCCAGTCGAATAGCGAGCCTGTGCCGTTCGCTCCGATTATTGAGCATCGCAGATTGAGCCAGTTCGCCGCCGAGACCTCGCCTCGCTTCTTGCTCACGCCGTAGGGGTCGGTAGCGTCTCGCTCGGATTCTTCGGTATAGAAACCTTTGTCACCTGCAAACACGCAGTCAGTTGCAATCTGAATGAAGTAGAGGTCTTTGCGAGTTGCGAGCAGGTGAGGGAAATCTCCGTTTATCTTTTCCAGCTTCTCGACTGTCGGATTCTTCTGTGGGATTACGCCGATGCAGTTAATAACAACATCGCCTTCGGTCAGCATGAATCGGTCGATTGAGTCAGGTGCTTCATACTCCGAGCGTGAGGGTGCAATCAGGTCAAAAGAAGAAAGCTCTTTGACCATAGCTGAGCCGAGCATCCCCTCAGCCCCCAAGATGAGAACCTTCACCTGAGCGACCTTGATAGCTGTCTTATCTGCTCCATGCCCTCTGCTCTCTGATCAGGGCCAAGCAATGCCCCAGATGTTGTCATGCGGTCATAACCCCTGTCAAAAACAATCCTCATCGTAGGCGTGTTATACGGCTTTACAAGGCCAGTTTTCCTCATGTATAGCGCAAGACCCCAGTCGGCGAATCTTATGCCTTCAGGGAAGCCTCCAGAGGCTTGCCAGAGGTCTCTGGTCATGGGGTTAGCACCGCCTAATTCGAACTCATAATCAAGGGTCTCTGGTATCCACTTAGTCTGCTGCACCGAGTCCGACCCTTTGGTTCTAAGCCAGTCGCAAACTAGGTTGCATCCCGCCGCCTCTGCCTCTGGTATTGAGTTCAGGGCTTTAGGCAGGAAGTAATCGTCAACATTGCAAAGAGCTATCCACTTGCCAACGCATAGATAGATTGCTTTGTTCCAATACTCGGCATAGCTGTTTAGGTTTTCTTTTATTACCCTGACAACACCCTCGTTGGGAACGCTCGCCTTGACCGCTTCCCAGTTCTTCTCATCGGTGACAATGTTTATCTCAAACGGCTTAGTCTCAAGCGACTGCACTCCTGCCCACCATTGAGGCAGGAATTGAGAATAACCCTCACCCCAAATTGCTAGGGGTAGAGAGATTAGACCAGTGTCTTCAGGAATGGTAACCAATAGTGATTCCAGACTTTCACATCGTCAAACTGCTGAGCAAACTTGCGTGAGGTTTCTGAGTAACGACCTTCTTCTTTTGTTACCTGATAAGCCTTCTCTAGCTGTTGAGCGATTGAGGAGATGTAGGGGACTTTCCACCATGCAATCTGCGCCTCATCCCAGAACAGTTGTCCCTGAACCTTGAAGCCGTCTTCTGCTACTAAGTCCCTCGGACCTGTCCAGTCGGATGCGATGACTCTTGTGCCACAGGCCTGAGCTTCAATGATTGGGATTTCAAATCCGCCACCGAGCGAAACCTGCAAGACAACATCGGCAGCCGAGTAGAAGCCAGCTAGGTCTTTTGGATCAACACCTAAGCGGTAGTCGATGGGGTCAGGGAAAATAACAGAACTCATGTCAAGCCCGCAAGCCTCAGCTAGTCGGGGAAGGTGAAAGCCGCCATAAACACCTTTGGGTTCGGTGTGGATGTATAGATAAGCGTTTGGGTGCGTCTGTCGGAACATCGCAAAAGCCATCAGAGCCTCAGCGAAAGCCTTGCGGTGGATTGACTTGTTTGCTTTGTTAGCTGCATTCATTACGACTAGGAAGTCATCTTCCTTGACACCCAAGAACTCTCTGCCGTCTTGCTTGCCAATCTTGTCGGTGCGCTTAAAGGTGTTGACTGTATCTATCGAGTGCGGAATGTAGATTCCCTCAATGCCGACATCTTGCAACTGCTCCATGCCAAAGGGTGACATTGCAATCGGAGTTACATTGTCTTTGTCTAGCCAACGCTTGACCGCAGGAGGCATTGAGATATGGTCTAGCGGTGTCCAGCTCAAGATGTTCGGCCACTCTTCTGTCGGCCACATCTCAGGCTTCAGAACCCAGACATCGCAAAGTGTCAGGATGTAATCTTTCCAATCCTGTTTCATCATTTGCATCTTGTGTCCGACTGCAAGTGCATCCTGCGACATCGGCTCATAGCCTCTTGCATAGTGCGGGATTTCTCCGTAAGGGGTTTTGTGCGTTGAGTTATTTCCCTCTAGTCCGTAGTTCGAGACATGGGCAACATTCGCTCCATGCTTTGCGAGATTGTCAACAAGTTGCCCGATCTGCATTCCGTAACCTGTTGGCTGGTATGGCGAATTGGAGAAGGTTGTAACTGTTAGGTCTAACTGCTCTGGCTTCATGATTTCCTTTCTGCCCCCACAATAGCAAAATCCCCCGACTTTGTGCCGGGGGACTTGCTAGATATCTGAGGTTGACTATGCAGCCGAACCCTTGAAAATCTGGAAGTGGCTCTGGTGTGACAGGTCTCCGTCAACACGAAGCATGAAGCGGAAGACGGCAAGGTCGTTTGCGAACTTGAAGTCATCGCTTCTGTCAACACGCAGACCACCTGCAAGACGAATCTTGTAGGAAGGTAGGTGTCCGAATCCGATGGACGC